TGAAGTCGGGAATGTTGAAAACCCGGGCCAGACTGACCATCGCCTGATAACCGGCGGCCAGGCTGTAGAAGAACGGCGCCTTGACGCTGGCGTAGGGCCGATCGGGCACCCGGAAGCGCAGGCCGGTCTGTTCGCTGACCTGGGCCAGCACGGCCCGCAGGTCAACGTGACGCAGGTTCAGCGGCAACGGGTTGGCCAGCACGGCGGCCAGCTCGCGGCAGAACAGCACCTGCTCGATCGCGTTGGCGGCGGTGCAGCGTTCGACGTAGCCGATAAAGTGGCGTTGCAGCGTGCGGTCGTTGTAGCCGATATCCAGCGTCACCAGGCCTTTGACCGACTCTGCGGACTTGATCGTAAACGTCGCCCGCCCCGGGCTCGTGGCGTCCAGCCGAACATCTTCTTTCACCAGTGCGAACGTCGTGCCATTGATCGTCAGGACTTTGTGCAGCTTCACGTCGGCTCACTCCCGCCCAACCAACTATCGACACGACTCAGCACCTTTTCGAAGCCGCTCAACGCTGGGTTGTCCGTGGTCGAGTCCTTGCCCTCGCCACCCACCGCACTCCCCGGCCCGCCTTGGGCGTTGACCGCGTTGCCGGCACGTCGGCCTTCGACCTTCTCCGGGTTGGACTGGCGCTCGCTCAGCGTGAACTGGACGAGCCAGGCGCGCAGGGAGTCGTCCTCGCGGGCGCTGATCCCGTCCGAGAACTCAACCTGTCGAATGCCGAAGGCCTCGGCCGTGTCGTTGACGACGCGGTACAGGTGCAACTGGCCACCGCTGCCCGTGGACTCGGCCAGGCGCATCAGGTCAATCATGTGCGAGTTATCCACAAAGGGAATCAGCAGCGAAATGGTCAGGGTCTTGGGTTTGAAGCCCTTGTGCGCCTTGTCGGTGTTGCTGGTCTGGCCGGACATATCGCCGCTTTCAATGCGCAGGTTCGCCGTCACCTTGAGGTTCTTGCCCTGGACCTTGTGGCCATCGAGTAACAGCGTCATAGGCCGACCAGCTCCTGGACAAAACGCAACGCCTCTTTCGAGCCCACCAGCATGACGCCGGCACACAGTACCCATTCGTGGCCCGGGGCGTCACCGGCGAGCAATTCGCGGCGCAGTTCGCTGGTGTTCCCCGGACCAATCAGGCGCGCGCGCATGCTGCTGTCTTGAGCGCCGCCGGCGAGCAAGGCTTTCAGGTCGTCCAACTGCTGGTCCCGGCCTTGCTGCTGGGCCGCTTTACGGGTTGCCAGCGCCGCCAGATCGCCCAGCGGCGAGCTGTCGGCCGCGTAGCTCTCCAGCACCGCCAGTTGACCGGCCATGGACTGCTTGGCGGCCTTGACCACTGTGCAACGCTCCAAGGGCAGCGATTGCCAGCGCGGCAAAGGGCCGGCGTTGGGGATCTCCCACTTTTCGGCTTCAAGGGTGGTCAGGTGACGGGCGCGGCGTTCAGTGCGCACCAGGTCGGGGATCGGCAGCAAGGCATTGAAGCGCGACAAGGTGTTGGCCAACTGATCGAGACGCGTGCCCAGGAACAGAATCGACAGGGCGTATTGCGGCCCAACTGGGCGTCCGCTGTCAGTCACGTCGTCCAACTTTTTCGCCAGGTGCTCCAGCAGATTCGGTGCCGACAGGAAACGCTGATAGCCACTGCCCTGGCCGATCCCGCTTTGAAACGGCGTCACCACCAGGCACGCCGGTGCCTGACCCAGCTGTTCAGCCAGGGCCGCACGGCCGGCGGCGATTGCGCCTTTGGCGGCGTCACCCACCGGCCCCGGGTTGGTGCTGGTCAAGCCGTCGAGGCCGCTCAGACGCAACGTAGTGCTGGCCAGCTCGCCGCTGGCCAGATCCTTGGCGGCTGATAGCTCGCCCATCCATTGCGTGGCCTGTTCTGGCCAACGCATCGTCACCGGCGTCCAGTTCATGCCGGCGCCGTCCAGGTAATGGCATTCATGGCCTTGAGATTCTTGTCTTTCAGAGCCTGGGCCAACGCCGTTTTAAGCCCTTCAGTGTGTTTCAACACGGCCTGTCTGAAGCGGACCAGGTCCTGGCCCACCTGCAACAGCTGGGCGGCGGTATGTAGGCGAAAGACTTTCACCAGGTCGGCGTCGTAGCAGGGGTAATCAGCGTCCGCATTGAGCAGAGCCAGGCCGGTCAGATTGAGCTGGTCGAAAATCTCACTGCCATAGCGCAGCGGCTCGCCCAGGGCGTCCGATGTGAAACCGCTTTCAATGTAGAGGGTACTGTCGGCGCTGATCGCCTCCAGCTTTTTTTGATGCAGCGCCGCCAGCACGGCGTTGATGTCGTCCACCCATTCGCCGTTCTTCCAGATCTGATTGGGCCCCGGCTTTTTCAGGGTGTAGCCGGCCGGCACCGGTTCGAAACCTCCAAGGGTTCGCGGTTCGCCGGTCTCGATGCTGTAGACAACCACACCACCGAAGTAGTCGAGTAACTGCCAGGCTTTGCCATTCCACCAAGCGGCTTTGTGCTCCGGTACTGTCGGCGGTGGCGTCGTCACGCAGCCCCCTGGGATCAGGAAGACACCAGGCTCTAAAGGGGATTCATCCGCTGTCACTGGACCGACTAAAATGCCCAGATGATTGGTTTGGTAGACGGTTTTCGTGTTCATAAAGGCTCTCAATACTTGATACAGACCAGCAACGCTTCGTTGATCGGACGGGATTCCGTGTCGCCATCGGCATAGATGGTTAAGGTGTGCTGGTGAGCGCCGGCGGCACCGGTTGTGGTGTTACCAGTCGGTGCAACAGCGATCTGACTGCCGTAATTCACGGTGGCGTTACCGCCACTGCCTGCCGCCGAATAATGAGCGTGACCGCCTGCAACATCGGAGACACCTCCGTGGGTGTGATGCAGGTTTGCGGTCTCCTGGATTGACCCCAGGTGACGGTTCGGGTCAATGCCGCGACCGTCATCCAGCCCCCGAGTAAACAGGCCACGGCTGTCGCCCACGTTGAAGGTGGTGCTGCCGTCACCGGCGCCGTAACGGGTACCGAGCACCGCAAACAACTTGGCGTAGGCGGTGCGCGACACGTTGGCGCCGTTGCGCTTGAGCCAACCCGGGGGGGCGCTGGGCATATCAAAACTGGCCACCATGCCCACCAGCGAATCGCTGACCTGCTGGTTGAGACGGTTCAACGCGGCGGTGGTGGCCAGGATCTCGCTGCTGTTGGACGCGGGATCATCGCTTTTAGCGTTGGGCAGGTTGCCCAGGCCCACGTCGCCTTTGGTGGTGCTCCGGGCACGCAGCGTTGGGTAGTCGCCATTACGTGCGGCTAGGTACTGAATCAGCGCCCCGGGGATGGGCTCCGCCGGTCGTAGGTCGATGATGTTGCTCGACGAGATAAAGTCAGCGATCGGCACGCAGTAATGGTGTGCGCCGACGGCGTCTGTGTAGTCCGCCTGACCGCCATACACCACCTTCCAGCTGGCCACCCGGTCGTTGAGCTGCCGCTCCAGACAGACGTCCAACCAGATTTTACCCACGGGAATAACGCCGGTGATCGGGTACGGTTCGACCTGGGCCAGCCGAATGCCCTCGATGTAGGTTGTTCCCGGCCGGAGCTGAAAGCCGCTCTCGGTCTTCTCAAAGGTCAGCGAACTACCGAAAAAGCAGGCGCGGCCGTACAGGTTGCGATTGCTCAGACGCTCGCGCTCATCGATGCCGGCCAGACGCACGGTAAAGTCGTGCTGCCAGGTGCGGGCGTCGATCGTGACGCCAGTCAGCGCCAGAGCGCCATCGAACGCCACCAGGAAGTTACGGGTGACGTTGTTGCCAATCTGCAACGGCGGGATGTTTTTGCGCTTCTGCTGCAACGGGACGTAAGACACGGCAAACAACAGACCGTCTTCATCCTCCAGCCCGACCCAGTTGAAATCCCAGTCGCCAATGTCCGACCCCAGCTGTGCGCTGTACACCACCTGGTTGGGGTTCACGTAGCCGGCGTTTTCTCTGGGGATGGTGTAGACCTGGACGATCTGTCCCGCCGGTGGTTTGCCGGCAGCGCGATCGACCGGCGTCACCGGGTCCAGCCCGGGCACGTTGGCAAAAATGAATTTGCTGATGATCAGCGGTTTTTTCTGGCTTTGCTTCAGGGCAATTTGGCTTTCGCCGGCCAACGTAATACTGGCGCTCACGGTGCGCTCCTACAGGCTGGCGACCAGCGTTTGCTGATCGTCGTTGAAGTCGATAAGGGCGATTTGCAACGCCACGGGGGTGATGGTGAAAAAGTCATAGCGTCGGCAGGTGCGGCCGTACTGCTGAATCAACACGCGCAACAACTCGGGGTTGAGCGACAGCTGCGCGTTGCTGAACTTGAGCAGCACCACGTCCCAATCCCGATCGGGGTGGCGCTCCTCGATGTCGACGTAGCCCACGCCCAGGCGCTCGAAAATGCGCTTCATGCCGGCGGTGCTGCCAGCGTCCACCGAGTTGATGAAGGCGTATTTCACCCGCAGGCGAAACAAGGCCTCGGGCTCGCCGTTAAAGCGCGTGACGTCGCGCTGCCAGGCCCACAGTTCCAGGATGGTCATGTGGCAGTTGTCGGGATCGATTTGCAGGTACGGCCAGCGCAGCCAGCCGGCGACGATTTCCCACCAGGCCTGTGCGGTCGCGACCAGTTTGGAAAGCTCGGTACCGGCGAGCCAGAACGGCAATTTAAGTTTGATCATCGGGCTGTCACCGTCAGCGCTTGAATCCGGGGAATGTTCAGTCCGGAGAGGATGTCAGGCGTGCTGAACCTCATTGAGCTGATGTCAGGGAAGCGACCGTGCAGCTCTTCGATGAGCCGACTGAAACTGAAGCGCGACTGTGGATAAGTCAGCGTCGGCTGGTAATCACTCTCTGTGCTTTCACGAAACGCAGCACGGATGAACAGCTCCACCTCAGTTTTGAGCGTGTCCAGTTTTTCGACGTCCAGATTGGCGCGGGGCCAGAGATCGAGTTCAATGCTGTAGGGCAGCTCAGGCATCACCATCGCCAGCAGGTCATCGCCGTGGCCGTGATTGCCCTGGTCGCGAATATGGGCGTTGATTTGCTCCAGATAGCTGGCCGCCGGCACACCGGCATCAAACAGCACATAGGCGTTGGCACTGCCTGGACCACGGGGCGCGCCGTGTTCGAAGTACACGCCATCCGGCCGAACGCCCGGGAAGGCCGAAATCATGGCGCGGTATACCGCGTCGGTGTGCCACTGGTTCACCGCTGAGAACTGGTTACGCACACGCAGGCGCAACTGATCGTTGGGTTCAGGATCTGCACCAGGTGACTCCAGCCAGCCGTCACTGTTCACCACCTGGACGATGCCAGGCACGGGTACTGGAAGGATGGCGTAGTAACCCGGGGCCAGGTTGAAGCCGCTGCCGGCCTCGATTGCTTCCACCGGGACTTCCAGCTGCAACTGGCCCTGCTGAAAAGTCGCGGCGACTGTAGAGATCAGTTGGTAGACATTGCCGTTGATCGCGGCCGACTGCACCACAATGCCCTTTTCCAGCTCCATGACGCCGTCCGGCGTGGCCCGGGTAAACAGCAGTTTGCCCTGGGCTTTCGTGGCGCCCTTGCGCTCGACGTTGACTGCCCACGCGAGCATGTCCAGCCAGGCGTCCACCGCCGTTTTTACAAAGAAGTTCGGCAGCACGGTCAGACACAGGAAATCGAGCAGCCACATCACCGGCTTGGTGACCAGGGCCGTCATCACCCGCCAGAACGGCGAATAGCTGCTGGTGTTGGCCACCTTGGCGCCTTGGGCCTCGACCTCCTTTTCCCACGCGGCCTTCAACCCGGCTTCGGTGGTCGGGATGCCGGCGTCGGCGATCACCTTTTTAAAATCAACCTCGCTCACAGACTTACCTCAATCGAACCGAATTTCAGGGTTTTGGCGGTCACCAGGTACGTGCCCGGTTCCTGTTGGGTGATGCGTGCCGTACCGGGCACCAGGCGCTCGTCGTCCTCCACCAACAGTTCCAGCTGCTGGATGCAGTCGCGTTGCCGTAGCCGATCGCGCTCGGCCACCAGCGTGACCAGCAGCCCGCTGTCTCGGATCATGTGAGCGATGTCCTGGGCGATGCAGGCGCGGTCATCGATCAGCCGTGGCTGACGCGAGGGGTCCAGCGCCAGGTCGTTGTCGATGATCAACAGGTCTACGTATTCGCTCACCCGCCCACCGCCATGGACACCATGTTTTCCATCTCCAAGGCGTTCATCGGTTTGCTGTTTTGAATGGTGATGTTTTCCACGTGCACGCCCTTGTTCTGGCTGCTGCTGTTGTTCTGTATTTTGGTCAGCAGGCCACCAGGCGGCACCGCTGACGGGCCGGTTGGGGAAAGGCTGGGGATAGCGGCGTTGATGGTCTGCTGGGCTTTCTGCGCGGCGTTGGCCGTGTCGGCCGCACCATTCGCGGCATCGATTCCGGGCACCTCGGGCAGGCCGCCGAAACGCGCTTCAATGTTCACCCCGGGAATGCTGTTCATCAGTTCGATCAGGCCGTTAACGGCCTTGTGAAATACGCTGACGATGCTGTCCCACGCGGCGCGGGCCATGCTGGACCAGCCGCCCATGGAGCTGAACCACTTCGAAAACGCCTCGAACTTTTCCGCGACCCATTGGAAGGCGGCGGTGTTCATCAGGGCCGAGGTCCATTCGTCCCAGTAATAAACGGCGGCGATGACCAGAGCGACCAGCACCGCAATGCCCATCACGATGACGCCGATCGGGTTGGCGGTCAGAGCAAAGTTGACCAGCCAGATAGCGCTCTGCCACAGCAGCATGGCGCCGCGAATGATCGCCAGGCCCGCGCTCAGCACACCAATCACCGCGACATAGGCCAGGATGGCCAGCTTTTGTAGAACGAAAGTGGCGGCGGTACGCAGGTTCAGCATCTGCACGACTTTCCAGACCGTGACCAAGCCCAGCCACGTGGTCCGGGCGATCCCCACCACCAGAGTCAGCAAGGACATGGCACCGATAATGGTCAAGATGGTCAGCGCGGTGATGCCGATTATGCGGGTGATGTTGGGGAACAGCTGCGACCAGCGCACCAGGGTTTTGCCGATATCGACCATCTTGTTCATGAATGGCGTCAGCACCGGAATCAGCACTTGGCCGAACACCACGCGCATGACTTCGACCAGGGACGCCCATTGCTGCCACGGATCGACCATCGCCTGAGCCATCTGCTCGGCCTTCTCCAGACCGCGGACTTTGCCCAACTGATCGAGGCCGTCGCGCAAGCGCCCGGTGTCCTTGGCCAGTGCGCCAATCACCTGGGCGCCTTCACCGCCAAAGGCTTCCACCAGCTTGGCCCCGGCCGAGGCGCTGGTCAGGTCGCCTAGCTTGCCCTGGAGTTTGTCCAGGATCGAGGTCATCGGCAGCAACTTGCCCTGCGAGTCGGTGAACTGCATGCCGAGCTTGTCTGAGGCGGCGCCGACGTTTTCGAAAAACGCTTTGTAGCGCCCGCCGGCATCGCCGCCTTCCATGGTGCTGCTCAGTGTTCCGATCACCGCCATCTGTTCGGCCAGGTCCACGCCGGCCGTGGTGGCGATCGCGCCGGCTTCCTTGAACGCGTCTTTCATCGCGGCGCCGCTGGTGCGGAACAGTTGCACCGCCAGCGCCGTCTGCCCGCCGAGTTTTTCGACCCACGCGCCCTTCCCCATCGCATCGGCCTGGGATTTTTGCAGGTTGTAGAGGGTGCCGACGTATTCGCCCATGGTTGCCGCATCGGTCTTGGTGGCCTTGGCCACCAGGTTGCTGGCATTGGTGAACGTGGCCAACTGACTGCCGACCAGGCCTTTAATCGCGCCGTCGATCTGGTACGCCGAGGCGACGAACTCCCGGGCGTTCTCGCCGTAGTTCACCGCGAACTCAAGCGACTTGCTGTTGAGCGCGGTCAACGCGTCCTCGGCCACGCCCAGCGATCGGACGTCACCCAGGGCGCGATTGACCTCCAGCGCCGGCGCCATGGATTGCTGAATTCCGACCACGGCCGCCGTCACGCCGGCCAGGCCAAGGCCCATCGTCTTGATGTTCTTTTCACTCTGTTCGGCAAGGTCGGAAAAACCCATTTTCACCTTGCCCAGGGGCGCGGTGACCTTGTCGGTCAGGCTCAAGATGAAAGCCAGGCTGGCGCTACGGTCTGCCACTGTCGTTACCCGTTCATCGCGAGAGAGATGCCGTTAGCTACGGCGATCTCCGTGCGTCTCCAGAATTCGTCCTCCAGCCATTTGGCCGTGCCCATCGCTTCAATCGTGGGCTCGGCGCCAGGTAGCCAGCGGTTCGTCAGGGCCACGAGTTGGCCCAGTCCGTTTTCGGTCAGGCGCTCAGCGTGGTCGAGCGCTTTTTTACGATCACCTCGACCTTCGGGCCGTACTCTTCAAGCAATGCGCCAGCGAGCTGCATCACCATCACCGGGTTACCCAGCAGCGGTTTCAAGGTCGCGCGTTCTTCCTGCTTCACGGTGGTCATCAGCAGGTTGTTGCCTGGAGCGACTTTGTTGGTCGTGGTGATGGCGTTGAAGTACTTGGTGACGTCCGCCGGGGTCAGGGTGAACGTGAATTCCTGTTCGCCGATTTCCAGGGTGATTTCTGCGTTTTGCTCGTTCATGGGTAGCTCTCTGTTGAGGTTAAAAAGTGATTGCCCTGGTACGCCGGTTAACGCCGGCACACCTTGAGGACGTGTTGCTGCAAGCCCAGGATCATTTGCTTGCTCAGGGCAAGCTGATCTCTGAGGGTGAAATAATCCGATCGAGCGTCAGTTGCGAGTTCGGCGGTGCCTGCATCAACCAGGCCGCCGGCGCCGGCGTGGGTGGGCACTGCGGCGGGACAGGTGGCTTTGATCCACAACCGCTGATTGCCATCGTCAACAGCACGGCGCAGGCCTTCGTTTTCAGTAAGTGCATGGTTCAGTTCCGAGGTTCGTTCAAGATCGATGGCATCGCGCTCGGCCAGCATCTCGCCGCTGATTCGGGCTGCTTCACGTAGGCCATTCACTTCGGCGAGCGCGCTGTCGCGCTCATGGCGGGCGGTGTCGCGCTGACCTTCCAATAGGTCGAAACCGAACCAGGCCACCAGACACACCACCAGGAAAAACAAGGCATCACGCGGCATCACAAGCCCGCCTTGCAAAGATCCGCTTCCGCCAATCGCCGCGCATGCAGGCCCCGGACGAACTCTTTTTTGCCCTGGGCATTGGTGACAAAGGCCCACACGGGTGTCTTGCCATCGGGCGCCCAGGCCAGGGCCTTGCAGCCCTCGGCGATACGGCCGGCGTTGATCAGGCCCACGGCTCGACTGGCGCAGGTGCTGGGCACGCCGACGTTGTGCGAATGGCTGCTCAGGGCGTCGAATGTGTTCTGCCCCACCTGTTGATTGGTGATGCAGTCGGCGAGCTGCAGCTGTCCTTTCTGGATCACCAGTTGCTCGACCTGGTCGCATCGAGCGGGAGACCAGTAGTCACCGACCACGACAGGAAATGGGCTGGTGTAACGGGTGATGCCCAGGCACACGGTCGGCAGTCCACGGGCCAGCTTGTCCGCGTAAACGACGTTCTGGCCTTGGCCTTCCCAAGTGCCGAGGAACGCCACCAGGGAAGCGCTGGCCAGCGTGATGGTCCCGGCCAAGACCTTGCCGCGCAGACTCATGGGAACCACGCTCGCAGTAGTGCCGGCACGATCATTTGTAGGGCGGCGCCGACCAACGTCAGGATGGTCAGCAGCTTGCCGACCTTTGAACCGATCACGTTGACCGCCACGGTCAGCGCACGCTGGCCGATGTTGAGTTCCGAAAGCTGGCCTGCCAGGTGTTCAAACTGTTGCTCCAGCTTGGTGACGCGTGTAGGCACGGTGCCGTGGCGCACCTCAATGTCACCCAACCGGTGTTCGATCACGGCCACTTGTCGTTCAAGCTGCCCAAGGCGTGCCGCGTCCGATACCGGCTCGACGAGTTGAGTTGTCATCGGTGGTTACTCCGCTCGGAGATGGATTCGCAGGGTGTACAGCGCAGAATCCCGCCCAGGGCGCGGCGCAGTTCGGGGATTGGTTTTTCACAGTCCAGGCAATGAATGCGGCTTGGTCCCGAGGGGCGCGGCCGCGCACGTTGAGCCGTGATTGCGTGCTCGCGCTCCAGCAGCTCCAGCGCCGAGGCCTGTTCGAACCAATCCCCCATTAGCGAAGCCCCTCGATCTCGGTAGCGTCGAGGTATGGCACGCCGTTAATGCGGACGAAATCCGGGCTGGTGACCTCATACGGCACCTTGTGTTTGCTCTTTTCGCCGCCCTTCGGATCGATCCCCAGCAAGCTGGAAATCTTCACCTTGCAGCCGAAGGCCTCGACGCGCAGTTCCTCGTCTTCACCGGCCTTGGCGAAGAACACCACGTCAAACGGTTTCAGGGATCGGAAGCTGCCAGCGGATCGAGCAGCGTCGATCAGCAAGTTAAAGTTGGTGGTATCCAGTTCGAATTCGCCGGCAGCGGCGACATCGCCATCCACGAAGCCATCCGGCACGCCCCGGGTTTGCGCCACCGCCGAGTTGTCGGTGATGTCCAGGGTGCAGTTCTCGACGTGCAGCGACAGGTCGCCCAGGCTCACGTCAAAGTTCTTGCCGCCAATCTTTGCCATAGGGCGTTACTCCGTTTTGTCGGTGGAAAGATCCAGGGCGATGTTTGCCTGGAGGTCTTTCGGGCAGTTGAGGGGTTTGAGCTTGATGTAGGCCACGACCTTGGTTTTGCTGAGCCAGTTCAGCACCAGGTCACCGTCTTTCGGCGTCTCGATGTCGCCGGGGAACACTTCACCGTTAAAGGTGGTGGACTTGGCCATGGCACGCAGGGGCGCCATCAGTTGGTTGGTGTTGACCGCCATGCTGTTGGGCGTGCTGTTCAGGCGGCGATCGGCCACACGGCGGATCAGCAGCACACGGACCTGGCGCGCCGCCTTGTCGGTGATGCGCAGGTATTCAACAACCTGGAAGTCACTTCCTGGGGCGTCCAACATGTTGCCGTCGCCCCAGTACACGCCCGGGTAATCGGGATAGGTCTGCGAAACCGAGAGTCGTGCCCGGTCCAGCTCACTGCGCACGGCTGACGGCAAGGGCAGCTTGTCGGTATCGATTGGCACGGGGCCAAGGCCGAGAACGGCACCGGTTGCGACGCGCATCGGACTGTCAGCAATGCTCACCGACGCATTCGCCAGGCGACCGGCCAAAACGCCCAGGTCATTGCCGTGCAGTTGCGGCACGACCAGGACACGCGGCGCTGCCAGACCAGACACCAGCTCCTTTTGATCGCTCACGTACTGCGCCCAGGTCTGTTCGGCAGTGATGCCGGCAGTGGACGCCATCACAAACACACGCCGGCCGTAGGTGTTGTTCAGCGCAATAGCCGCGTCATGCATGGCCGACAGCTCAGCGGCAGTTGCCACCGGCTTGGTAATCACCACCGCTTCGACTGAAAACCCCGAATGCTGGGCTTTTTCCAATGCGTCGGCCCAGTCGCCTTCGGCGCCGATCGGAGCCGCCACACAGGCCCAGCGCTGGCCACCGTTGAGACGAGCGGCGGTGATTTGGGTTTTCAGATCGCTGGGTGCTACGCCCAGGGTATTGTCCAGATCGCTGTCGGTGTTTAGCGGGATGAACTGGCCGACGTTTTTGGACGCCGGACCGATGATAAGGAAGTAGCGTTCAATCTCTGTCACGGCACCTTGGCCCAGATTGAGATTGTCGACGGTGACTTGACCGAGTGCCATGCAGTGCCTCGTTAGCGGGGTGAATGTAGGATTTGTTGCAACACCTGGTTAATCAGCAGGCTGGTGTCGCGGTCGGTGTTGACGCCGATGAACTGGCGTTTTGGCAACGTGATTTCCCAGCTCTGTGCGCTGCTGGATTCACTGCGTTCGTCGTCCAGGATGCGGATCAGCAGACCCGCCTTGGCGTAGTTCACATGCTCTTGAATCCATGCCACAGACGGCCGGGTCAGGGTCTTTTTCCCCGCCTGGCGCACACGAAAACCCAACCGGCGCAGGCGTTTGGCTTGCTTGTCGGTGGCAGCCAGGCCGGGCGGTGTCTTATTCCAGCGCTTCATCTGTGCGGCGGTACGGCGCTCGCTGACGCCGTGGTGTTGCTGCGCGGCGACCCAACGAGTGAGGGCGTTTTTCCAGCCCAGCTCCGCTTCGTCAGCGCTGACACGGGTGACCACCATCAGCTTGGCCAGGCCGGCTTCCATCTTCTTTTTGCCCTTGCCTGATCCCTTGCGATTCTCGAAAGGCGAGCCGTCCAGGTTCTGCTGATCGCGCACACGGCGGCGGCTCATCGTCCGTACACGTTTGGTGACGTTGTTCAGCAGGCGCCGGCGCAGTTGCGGCGGCAGGCTGAGCAGCGCCAGTTGCGCATCCACGGCCAAATGACCGCGAGCGTCGAGTTCGAAAGTGCTACGCCCCGCCATTGGCGGTCACCTCGCCGCGTTCAGCGACCCACAGATCGAACGGGACGAAAGCCCAGGTCTTGCCGTGGGCCTCGATCTCGCCGGCAGGGTCTTCGGCCAGGTACTGCGGTTCGACGAATTCCAGGGTGATGTCCACGTCGAACAGATCGTTATCCAGCGGTTCAACGGCGAACAGCGGCGCCGGCAATTCGTGGCGATCGCGGTTGGTGTCGTGGTTTTCCAGCCAACTGCCGACCAGGGCCATCAGCCGCCCCGGATGGTCGGCGAAGCGCTCCAGCACGATGGCGGCGCGATAACGCATGTCGGCCATGTGCATGCCATCCACGTCGGGCTTCCAGATCAGTTCGAGCGTGACCTGTTCGGTCCAGCTGTCGAGCTGCTCGGCGGGCACCAGTTGGCGTTCCAACAGGTAGCGGGTCAGTGTCTGGAGTTTGATCACAGCAGCGCCGCCGTGATGCGGCCACGGCCCTGCAATGAACGAACGGCCTGCTGGCTGAATTCCAGGAACGTTTCGCCGCGTTCGGGTGCTTCCTTGCCGGTGTTTTCCGCGCTGTCACGGCGGGTCACGGTGGCGAACTGCGTCAGTAAACTGGCCTTGGCCCGGCAATACACGGCGCGCTTGTACGTTGCTGCGTGAAATGTGCGCTCCGGTAGCACCATAGGGTCAGCAGATTCCACGCTGGTGATGCCCACGTTCTGCCATTGGCCTTTGCGCTTGGCCAGGTCGCGATTGACCTCGATCATCGCGGTGCTCAAGTCAGTGACCAGCATGTCTACCAGGTACTCCGCCGGCAGGCGGTAACCCTTCTGAAACTCGGCCACGGAGAGGTTCGGCCAAAAGCCGTCGTTCTCTATCGCACGTTCCACAAAGGTGGTGGGTTTCCCGGAAAAGCTGCTCATTGCTGGCCACTCAAATAGGGGCGGGAAAACTGTGTCAGTGGGTCATGCCCTAAAGGGTTGGCTCACATCCACAGTTTCTCGCCGGGGGGGTAGTCGGTTATTCGGCGGCTTTGGTGGCCAGTTCTTTTGCCAGCGCTTTGCGAGCGCCTTCCAGGCGCGTGCCCACACCGGCGCCGGGATGCAATTCAGTGGCACGTTCAAAGTGGGTGATGGCTTTCGCCCATTCCTTGGCGTCGAGCGCTCGGATGCCAATCAACTTGTGGTACTTGGCCGGGATCTGTTCGGTCAGATCCCATTCACCATCCACGAAGGGCAACATGTCGCTCAGGTACGGTTCGGGGCTGCGACCGCACTTCTGCTCGTTTTCGGCCCACTCAATCACCGCATCGCCAACGAAGGTCGGGATGTCACGCTTGAAGCGCTCCGGCATCGGCTGCCCTTGCTCGATGGCGAACATCGCCACTTCAAGGCCCAATTCGAACTGCTCGGTGTCGAACAGCCAGACCATGACCTGCATCAGCACCAGGTTCGGGTGATTCAGCCCGGAATCGCGGTAGCGCTCGACGTAGTCCATGTATTTGGGCAGCAGTTCTTCGCGTTTGAGCTGCTGACGGCTGGCGAGGTTGTTCATGTCGCTGAGGCGTTCCAGGTCGATCGCCAGCGCGCCTTCCATCAGCTTGAGGTGCTTTTGCGCATTGGCTGGACTGGCCAGGGCAGTGCTGGAGCTGTAAGGCTCGACCGTTGCCACTGCCGCCGGGCCTAGCGCGAGAACACGCCGCTTATGGGCCAGGGCGATGCTCACGGCAGCAGCTCCAGGTTGCCGGCTTCGATGGCCGCGAATTTCTCCAGTTGCTCGATCACGTAGCCCTCGTTACGGCCGTTGTAATCTTCGACGCGGGAGCGCTTCGGGTTTTCGATCAGGTGACGGCGCCAGCTGCTGTCCTGGAAGTACAGCGACAGGTTGTCCCAACTGGTGACCACCACACCGGTGGCCGGAAAGTGCGGAATCACGAAGGACGGCAAACCGCCATAGGTTGCGATCACCTGGGCGCCCTCAATGCGCTCTTTCTCGGTCGGGGTGTCGCCTTGCTTGGCGTACAGTTTGCCCTTGTCGCAGGCCAACAGGTCGCTGCCGATGATCGCGATCAGGTCGCCGGCATCACGGAACACCGGGTCAATCATCTGCTTGACGTCATGCACCAGGGCGTCAAGGTTGGCGTAGTCGCCACCGGCGCCAAGGGTGATTTTTCCAGCGGCTTTACCTTCCTTGAGTACCTGGGCCGGAATCTGCTCGCGAGCGAGTTGCAGCCAGCCCTTATTCACGTCTTCCAGCATTGGGTGCGCGACGATATCGGTCTGCGGCGCCGCGTGGGTGCCGTGCCAACCGATCATGATTCGGTCCAGGGCGATCTGACGTTGCACGGCCGCGCTGTAGCGATCGGCAAAGTCGGGGAACTTGGCCCAGCTATCGATCTTGGCGAACGACAGGCCCACGTCGGACTCCGTGTGGAACAGCTCATAGTCCAAACCGGACAGGTCGCTGAAATCCTTGGCTTCACGGTCCGTGGTTTTGGTGTTGGTGCGGCTGGACACTGGGCCGGTCACGCCGATCATCACCTTTTGGCCTTTGATTTCACTGACCGGCACCACGTTGATGCGACTCAAAAAGTCGGATTTCTCGGTGATTTTGTCGTTCAGTTCCTGGGCAATGCTCGGCTCGACGGCGAACTGGCGGGACGCGTCCTGGATGTTGTACGTCTCAGCCAGATCGTCCTGCATGAGGGCGAACTGTTCCTGGGCGTGACTGCTGAGAGACTTGCTCATTTACAAGGTTCTCCGCTTTTGGCTGCGAGTCGCACCGGTGGTGTGCGGAACCTGGCGACCTTTCGGAGTGTTCAGCAGCGTGTTGAATTTTTTGTCCAGGTTGGCAATAGCGGTGGCCAACGCCGTAGTGGTGGAGGCGCCTTTGCGACGTCGGGAGAATTCGCGCTCTTCTTCGGCGGTGTCGAGAATGTCCTGAACGGAGGTTTCGACGGTGTCGATCGGCTCCTGCTCAACCACTACGTCAGCAGTCACAGGCTCGATCAGGGTTTGAATGCCGGCAGAGACGAGCAGCAACTGTTCGACCAGTGCCGCCAGCGCTTTGGCTGTAGCTTCATCCATTGGGGGTTTGCTCTCTGTTTGGGGTTGCGAAGGTGCTGCGGGGGATTCTTCGATGCCGAAGCGCTTGAACAAGCTCGTGACCAGTGCAGTCAACTTGCCCAGCTCGCCTTTGGGCTCAGCGTCCATCAGGGGGCCAAGCTCGACCGAGGCGGCGAAGTACGCGGCCTTACTGGTCTTGTGGGAAAAGTAGAGTTCCTGGGTGCCCAGGCTGGCCGGGGAGTCGGTGACGGCCAGACCGGTCAGGTAGGCTTTGCCGGTGTTCGCGAAGTTCGGGGTGATCTCGATGCTGGTGAACAGCTTTTCGCCCTGGTCGTTCAGCGACAGCAACTTGTCATTGGGCTTGAGCTGCGCCTCTAGGGCGATTTGGCCCGGCTCTAAATCTTCGCCCTCTTCCACCAGACGCACGGCGTAGACGGTGCCGTGGGAGCCCATCCAGCGTTCGTGTTCGCTCCAGATAACGGCCGTGTACTTCGACGGTTTGTAGGTCTCGGCGGCGTCACGCAGTTCCTGGGGAAGGATCTCGCGACCATCGGCGGTGGTGCCGCTGGTGGCGACACGTTTCCATAACGAAACAAGGGAACGGGGCATGGGCGTTAACTGCGCTCAGTCGGTGGTTTGAGCCGCCACGATAGGGAGCCGACAGCGCCCAAACAAACGCTTTGCTTTTGCGTTCCTCCTATTTTCACGATCTAGGAGGATGGCGGAATTTAACCTCGCGTTTTACGTGTTTTCGCCGCATAGACTGCGGCCCATGCTCTATTCAATTGAAGTCAAAGAAGCCGCTAAACGCCTCTATCTGCGCCGCTGCAAGCCGCGAGAGATTCAGGCCCAACTCAAGCTGCCGAACATCCGCATCGTTTATTACTGGATCGCTAAGGGCGGCTGGGACGAGATGCTGTCGGACGAAGAACCGCTGACGGCGGTTGGTCGGCGAATCACCCTGATCCTGGAGAAAGCGGGCACCCTGACCAAAGGCGAACTGGACGAACTGGACCGGCTCACGACCGTTCGCGATCGGCTGTTGAAGCAGTCCGCCAAACCGTTGCCAGCAACGATCAATGACGCTCCACCGGACAACCCAGGAGAGCGGCAGGGACAGCGCGGCGAACGCCGGGAGCGAGGCGACAAGGGCGGCAAGAAGCGCGAGAAGAAAGTAAAAAACGACGTCAGTGAACTGACCGAAGTGGACTTCCTCGACAAGTTCATCAGCAAGATGTACGGCTACCAAAAAGAGCTATTCGCGGCCAAACAGAACCCGCTGACTTGCCGAATTCGGAACATCCTCAAAAGCCGCCAGGTGGGCCTGACGTACTACTTCGCTGGCGAAGCATTCATGGACGCTGTGCTCACCGGCGACAACCAGATTTTCCTGTCGGCCAGTCGCGCCCAGTCCGAAATTTTCCGAAGTTACATCATCGCGTTCGCACAGGAGTGGTTCGGCCTGGAGCTGACCGGCAACCCGATTGTGCTGAGCAAAGACGGCAAGCCCTGGGCTGAATTGCGTTTCCTCAGCACCAACAGCAGCACCGCGCAGGGTCACCATGGCCACGTCTACGTTGACGAATATTTCTGGATTCGTGACTTCGAAAAACTGAACACTGTGGCCAGTGCCATGGCCACCCATAAAAAGTGGCGTAAGACCTATTTTTCAACGCCCAGCGCCGTTTCGCACCAGGCCTACCCGTTCTGGACCGGCGAGAAATTCCGCAACAGCAAACGCAAGAACGCCAAGAATCCTTGGCCGAGTGAGACCCAGGCGGCAGCGGGCTCGCTGTGTCCGGACGGGCAATGGCGCAAGGTCATCACCATTCTGGACGCCATTGCAGGCGGCTGCGATCTGTTCGACCTCGAGCAGTTGCAGCTGGAGTACGACGAGGACAAGTTTCAGCAGCTGTTCATGTGCAAATTCATCGACAGCACCATGAGCGCTTTTTCCCTGTCCGACCTGGAGCGCTGCTACTCCGACCTGTCGCTGTGGACCGACTACGACCCCGATGATCCGCGCCCATTCGGCAACAGCCCCGTGTGGATCGGCTACGACCCCAGCCGTACCCGCGACGACGCCAGTTGCGTGGTCGTTGCCCCGCCGCTGGAACCTGGTGCCAAGTTCAGGATTCTGGAAAAGCACAGTTGGCGTGGGCAGTCGTTTAAGTATCAGGCCGAGCAGGTCAAGAAACTTACCGAGCGTTTCAACGTGCAACACATCGGCATCGATACCACCGGCATCGGCTACGGCGTGTTTGACCTGGTACGCGACTTCTACCCGCGTGCGACCTCGATTCACTACAGCCTCGAAACGAAAAACACTCTGGTACTCAAAGCGCAGGACACGATTCAGGGCAGCCGGATCGAATGGGATGCCGGCTGGAACGACATCGCTCAGGCGTTCCTGACGATCAAGCGCGGCACCACGGGCGGCGGCCAAGTCACCTACAGCGCATCGCGCACCGACGCCTCGGGGCACGCTGATATCGCCTGGGCGATCATGCATGCCCTGGCCCACGAACCCCTCAACACCAACAAGCAGCGGCGCAGCCGCTACACACTCAGCGGATCAAGCACCAATGGGCAAACCAGCAAAAAACCAGCAGCACAAACAAGCACCAGGTCCCATGCGCGCGTTTTCATTCGGTGCACCCGAACAGGTACTGAGCGAAAACATCGGGCAGTATCTGGGCGTGTTTGCCACGCACGACGGTCGAATCTACACACCGCCGGTGTCGCGCCAGGGGCTGGCCAAACTGCTGCGCGCCAACGCACACCACGGCGCCATTCCCGGGTTCAAGCGCAACCTGTTACTGCGTGAGTTCATCCCATCGGAGGGCTGCTCGATCACGACCATGGGCCGCGCCGGGCTCGACTTCATGGTGTTCGGCGAGGCTTATTTTCTGCGCAACCGCAACGCCTTCGGCCAGGTGCTAGAGATGGAGCACCTGCCGACGATCAACATGCGAGTCAAGGTGGATGGTGGTTTTGTGATGTTGCTGCCGGACGGCAAAGAAGTGGAGTTCGACCAGGACGAAATCGAGCACGTCATGAACTACGACGTGGAACAGAACATCTACGGCGTGCCTGACTACCTGGGCGGCATGCAGGCGCTGTTGCTCAACGAAGCCGCAACCCTGTTCCGCCGGCGCTACTACAGCAACGGGGCGCATGCGGGCTACATCTTCTACACCAACGACCCGAACCTGAGCGAAGACGACGAGGACGAACTGAGAGCTCAGATCACCGCCAGCAAGGGTGTGGGTAACTTCCGCTCAATGTTCGTCAACATCCCGGGCGGTGACAAGGAGGCGATCCAGATCATTCCCGTGGGGGACTTTCAGGCCAAAGACGAGCTGGAGAAGGTGAAGAATATTACCCGTAACGACGTGATCGCCGCTTGGCGCATGAACCCGGCGCTGGCAGGCATCATCCCGGAAAACAGCGGCGGATTCGGCGATATCGAGAAGATCGATCGGGTGTACACCAGCAATGAGATTCGGCCGATTTGCCAGCTGTTCAACCAGCTTAACGACACGTTAAGGCAGGATCGATGGATTGGCTGGCGGGAGGCTCCCCCCACCTGAGCAATCCCTTTGATATAGGGGAGGGAAATAAGTAAAGCCCTACCCACTGTGGCAAAATAGTACCTTGTATGGAACCTTGGGGAAGGGGCGTTATGCGGGTGTATTGCAAAGAGTGTGGCAGTAAAGGACGGATTGCTTCGCGAGACGAGCTTTCAAAAGAGTTTGCCAAACTTTACTGCCAATGTGGTGATGTTGCTTGTGGTCACACGTGGGTGGCTAATCTCACTTTTTCTCACACCTTGAGCCCTTCTGCCCAATCTTGTGATCGCCTGGTATTCGATCGACTTCGCCACCTCACTCGCGCTGAACAACGTGAGCTATTCGATCAACTGGGTACTCAGCTCGCTTTATAGTTTTTCAACTTAATCTCAAATTCGTTGAAATGCTTTATTACATCAGCGCTGATTTCCAAAAAACCATTTTTAGCGCGCTCAGATAGCTGAAGCTCTGAGGCTGACGCACCCATCAAAAATATGAACTTATTGCCAAGGCTGTGCGCCTCGTCAACTAGTTCTGCTTTTTTTGATTCGGCCTCAATCATTTCTATAACTTCCTGTTTGGCGGTTTTGAGGGAATGAAGTTTAGTTAGTGGCATTTTGGATCGTCAAGCGCTTTTTTAGTTCTTGTAAAACTTTCAAAACTTGTCATTTTATTTTTATGGGGACCTTCTGGCACGCATCACGGGGTGCTTTAGGTCCCGTGTGCAGGTGGCGCTAGAGGTGTGTATCGATGTGCTATTGCGATTCCAGTAGTACAAACAACTGATTAGCTAAATAGCGAAATAGCGAATATGTACGTATGTACATAAGTGAAAATATCCAAAGGTACACAGAGGATTTGAGCGCGTAAAACAAAGAAATGTTAAGGGTGCGCTTACGTTATGGGGGCTTCGATATAACGATACTGCACTGGATAATTGTGTAGCAGCTGCCAGCAGATTGAATAGCGACGCTTCGATATAACGGACGCACTTCCTATGTATTCACGCACTAGAAGACACCATTAATCCGCAAGGAATTTAATATCAGAAGTACGGTATAACGAAATTATGCCTATAGAGTCGTAGCCTTCATGTGTTGGCTACGTACGAAAAAGGGCGCCTAAGAGGCGCCCTTGATTTCAGGTATAGGAATTTTAGCCGCTAAATGTTTCAGGCTTTACTTCGTAAGACCTTCAATTTTTATCACGCCGTATCGTCGGCGACCGTCAGCGGTTTCGAAAGCCGCGACCACCTGCCCACCAGGCAAAGGTATTTGCACCAGGCCATTGCCAGTGTCGTGTTGAAGCAGTCGAGTCGCCTCTACCAAATGAAATTCACTTGGCAGCTCCAGTTGCTGGCGAGCCTGATGCTCCTGGTCGTCGGAAACGGCAATGAATTGTCTGTCGATCAGCATAGGGTTGCATCCTGTGATTCCAAGGGTTTTGCGAGCAGCTGCGCGACTACGGCTGCATCGCAATCGGATAGGTCGCCCAGTGTGTGGGCCATTTCAGCCAGGCTTTCTAGGCGCTGGCGGTTGTCTGGGGTTTTATGAACCAGGTAACCGATCAGCGCGGCACCGATCACTGCGGTGGCCAGTAATGGGCGTGGAGCCTTAATGGTGCTGCTGCGTTGTTCGGGCTGTGTGATAGCCTTGTGTTTGCTGCCGCTTGGGTGCTGTGCTTGCATGGTGTTGCTCCTCTTGTGGTGGTTGGTGTCGAGGAGGTGCGAACTCCTCGACACCGTCTCTTATCAGGCTTGCCGCAACGGGCTTGCCGTGAATACCGGGCGCTGGTCACAACGCACCTCAAACAATCCCAAGTCATGACCGTCTACGTCTTGCATGTGTACGACGGTAATGAATGTCGGGGTGTCTTCCGGGTGATCCCTCCAGTGTGCGGCGGCTGCCAATTCGGCCAGGTCCTCGGCTGTGCGCTGTTCGACGTAGTCAGACGGCAGCGGAAGCTGACCCGGCAAGGTGTTGGCGCAGTAGCGAATAATCATTGCGAGTTCTCCCCTCAGGTCTGGCGCACCAGGTGCACGACGAAATCAGACGGAATCCCCGAGTGAATGCCCCGTGCTTTTAGCTCCATAACAGCCTGGATCTGGAACCGGGTGCAGTCGTCAGCGAGAAACTGCTTGTCACCGGCCATGGCCTTATCGGCAATTTGGTTGATGAAGAACGGAGTTGTGCAGTGTTCTCCGACCATGATTGGTGCCTCGATCCCTTGGCCTTTCAATTCGGTTTGGATGGCGCGCAGACGGGTGGTTTTGCCGGTGCCTTGGTCGCCGGTGATGACTCGTATTTGCATGGTGTTGCTCCTTTTTTTGCTGGTTGAATCGGGCGCCGCGCCCGAAATAATTCCGCGTGTGCCCGGGGCGTACCCCGGAATATCCGGAACGGCTAAAAGTTGAAGGACGCTAGCCCACGGAATACGGGGCTTTCAGGGCGGTAGGTGCTTGGAACACCAAGCCGGAACATTGCAGAACAGGATTTGTTCAAAATCTGCTGTAGGCCTTGATTTACAAGGGCTAGCGCCGTGTTCCGGCAAATGCCTTTGGTGGAACACTTACAGAACAGGAAACAGAAAGATGTTCCGGTGTGATCCAGCGTGTTCCGGTCAGTGGTGATGCGGCGCTGTTGGTTATCTATCTGTTTTTTATAGATATTTTTCTTATAAATATTCATGTTCCAGATGTTCCGCCTAACCATTGGCCACACACGCATTTCCTTAAAAACACTGGTTTGCCCCCGTACACGTCTTTTTATCCCCAGGACGTTCATCAGGATTTGCTCCCCTTCCGGAACAGCCAGCAGTTGAGCGAGCGCTTCTCAATGACCGAGCGGACTTTGCGAGTCTCGACAAAGGTGTGTGAGGTGCTGAGTGGCAGTGCGCGGTGCAACTGAGTCGCGTGAATGACTTCCTGGCCAGCGAGACGACAGGCGTTGTGGAAGTGCTCGATGTTGATGGCGATCAGGCTTTTGTCAGCGCTGTGGTTGAGCGTTTCCTGAATGACTTCGCGATCGCCAATTTCATCGCTGATCGAAACCACTCTTTCATTGAGGTAGTGATAGATCTGCCAGAAGCGCCCAGCTGTTGGGTTCTCGGTGCTGACGCGCTGCTGCCGATCGATGGCGCGGCGCTCAATGTGCTTGATGACTTGTTCCAGGGCAGCGTCGTTCCAGTCCGGGAACAGCGCCTGTGTGGCTTTTGTGGCTGCCATCATCTGCGCATGGCAAAGCACGATCCGTTGGTGCTGAAGAACAGGGTTTGCTTGCAGGCGTTGCTCGTATTCTGGAAACGCATCGAAGTAACGCTGGAGCCAAGCTGACTCCTGCCCAATGCAATGCCCCAGGTATCCGGCTAATTGCTCGATGGGTAGGCTATTCAAACGAGTGGCGAGAACCTTCAAGGCAGGAGTGTGATGCGCCCTGTTCGCGTGAAAATGACTGATGCGGGTCAGGATCGCCTCGGAGCCCTCAACGCTGGCGTTCTGAGCAATGCACAGAGCCGCGAGGAAAATCAGGCTGTCGGTGTCGTTGCTTGAGGACTTCACGCCGACCGTGCGAAGCGTGGCGTTGTGGTCAAACAGCGCTTTCCACTTTTCCCAGTTGTATTGACTGATTACCGTACGGCCCTGGGCGTCGACGGTCTGGCTGTCAGACTCAATCAGCACCACCGGAAAGTTACTGACCTGAGACAAAGCACGGGTCAGGCCGATGGCGCTGGCGCCGTCGCTGTTGGGCTTGATGCCTTCATAGTTGGAGCGACCTAGTAAACGCCACAGAAAACGCAGCAAGCTGGACTTGCCGGCGCCGGCATCGCCGGTCAGTTCCAGGAACGGCCAAGACTCCTGTTTGGTTCGGATCTGCTGCACGAACAGCGTCGCAGTCCACCACGACAACGATGCGAGTCCGTTCAGGTGATGCACCGCAAAGAAGTCGGAAAACCAGCTCGGGTCGAAGTCATTACCACGGATGATCGCCAGGCTATTGAGCGAGGTTTTCAGACCGATTTTTCCGACTTCAAGGTAGCCGTGGTCGTTGGCCAGGTACTCACGCCCTTTGTGGTAGCCGAACTTCTGGAAGCAGTAGGTTTTGCTGGCCGCGTCGTAGCCGACGAAGGGCAGTGATCGGACAGTCAGAGCATTGTCCAACCACTTGCTGCGCAGCATGGCCAAGACCTTTTCCCCGCCTTCGAAGTTGCCTCCAGGTGTGCGCTCCAGCAGCGATTTGGCGAAGCTTCTCGGATCGCCGATCGAGTTCGGCGCCAGGGGCTCCTTGCAGTTCTGTGCTGCGTTGGGAAAGTTGAATTGAAAGAAGAACTGCTGGTCACCGCTGATCGCATCGCGCTGGATGTATTCGAAGCGCGGCACGCAGTTGGCCACCTGCTTGATGTCGCAGTATTTGTAGAAAAGCTGCTCGCGAGCGACCGCTTCGTCTTCCCGTGGTTTGTTCAGCTCATCGGAATTCACCTTGGCGGAGTAAAGGCGTTCGCCGAAGTCCAGCAGGAAGAAATTCAGCGGCTTCTTCTTGTGGAGCAGGTAGGCTTTTTTCGCAGGGCTCTCAGCGATAAAAATTCGGCCCTGGAAGTTCGCCTCCTGCATGAACTCATCATTCAACTGGCCGTCGCGGTACACATCGTCCCAATCGCGATCGTTGCCGGCGAGGGCCACCCATGCCAGTTCATCACGGGCAAGCAACTGGCCGCGGTACTTAGGAGTAACTGAGTGGCCGGCCTTGTCGTCGTCCAGGGCGATGATCCAGCGCACTTTCAGGCCCTTGTGCGCCTCGATGATGTCCCAAGGGAAGTTGTTGGCTGATATAGACGCGATAGCCTTGTAGCCAGCCAGGAATAACGCGATAGCGTGGAAGATCCCCTCTACGACGTAGACGGTGTCCCCTTGCTCGATGGACATGCCAGGCGGAACCCAGGCTCCGCCCTTGTAGGACATCTTGGATTTGATGCCGGCTTTGTCCCCTCCATTGGCAGTGACCATCGTCGCGTCAATGATTCGCTCCCAGTAACCGTCACAGAGCTGGAAACGGACGGTATCAGCCCACTGGCCATCCTTCATTTTGCGTCGACTCTGCTCGTACCAGCCTTTCATCTTGCTGATATCAAAGCCGCGATTACGCTGTAGGTAGGCGTCGGCCGTCGCGTTCGGATTTATCTCTGTACGCGGAAACCGCTCGCTGAGGTTTTCGAACAGGTGGCTGTAGCGCTCGCGAGTTTTCTCTTCGAACTGGCACTGGTTGAGGCGGTTGCACTTGAGTTGGTAAGGCTGCTTGCGGGCGATGTACAGCGTGCGTTCGCTACAGCCTGGGCAGACGCCCTTCTGAAAATACGTGCTGCCGATGTCTTTGAAGTCGAGGTCGTGGTCATGCTCCAGGGCGGCGACCACTTCCAGACGATAAATGTCTTCGAATTGCATTCCCCTGGCCCCTTACTGCTCGCCGGCCTTGGTTTTACTTTTTCCACCCCGGACACGCTCGGCTTGCTCCGTCGCCTCCATTGCCAGGTAAACCATATTGATGAAGACGGTGCCTTTCTTTTGGCCTGGCTCCTTCTCCCTGACCAGAATCATGCCTTGGTCTATTTTGTGACGCACAGAACGCTCCGAGAGCCCAGCACGACGCGCAAACTCATCTGGGGTCACGTATGGCGTGTCGATTACAACCTGCATTTGGTATTCTCCGTGGGTATATATTCTGAAAAAGTTCCAGATATGGAACTATCTTGGTTCCATGCATGGAACTTGTCAAGGGAGACATCGTGGAAATTCCAGCAAAGCTGAAGGCGATTAGGGCGAAGGAAGCGCTCACTCAAAATGAGTTTTGCGAGGTGATGGAAATCAGCATCAGCAGCTACAAAAAATACGAGGCAGGTATCGCTGAAATGGGCGCGCCACCCATTTTCAAGATCGTCAACCACCCGCGTTTCAAGAAGTACACCCTATGGTTGATGACTGGCGACGTAGCGCCAGAATGCGGCCAGATCAGCCCCCTTTAACCTTCGACAAGGATTGTCCTGTGAGCCTTTTTCCCATCCGACTTGTGTGCGGCTTATGTCATTAAAAAAGCTTGAGTCTGGTGAATGGCTCGTGGACTGTCGGCCGGATGGCCGCGCAGGCGCACGCGTTCGGAAAAAATTCCGAACTAAAAACGAAGCGATGGTTTTCGAGCGGCGCTTGATGGGGGACGGTGCCAAAGGCGAGTTTGAAAAGAAGCCCAAAAAAGACGAACGCCGGCTTTCAGATCTCGTTTCTCTATGGTTCAAGCTCCATGGCTGCCACCTCAAGAGAGGTGAGAAATGCCTAGCCTTCCTTCAGCGCATGGTCAAAAACTTGGGTGATCCTTGGGCTACCGACTTCACCGCGAGTAGCTTCACCCAATACCGTTCAGATCGGCTTGCCGGTAAATGGGGCCGCGCAAAAGTAGACGAGGCTGGCAAGCTGAACGGTGCCACAGCGCCAATCACAGCGAACACGGCAAACCACGAACTGAGCTACCTACGTGCCGTGTTCAACGAGTTGGAGCGTTTGGGCGAGTGGTCAGGTGAAAATCCGTTGTCCAAGGTCCGGGCCTTGAAGTTCGATCAAAGCGAGATGTCCTATCTGTCCAGCGATCAAATATCGCTGTTGCTGTCGCGACTGGACAAAGAAGAGTCAGATGTCAGCGCCATTGCACGCGTCTGCCTATCAACCGGCGCACGGTGGGCAGAAGCGGCCAATCTGGAGCCGGGGCAAGTGAGGGATGGTCGTATTCACTTCACTCGAACAAAGTCAGCCAAAAACCGCACCGTTCCGATCGCGCCGGAACTTGAGCATCTGCTGACAGAATCGATGCCGTTCAAGTCGTCCTATCGGGAAACCTGGTACACCTTTGCCGATGTCGTAGATGAATTGGACCTTGGGTTACCAAAAGGTCAGGTGACGCACGTTCTGCGTCACACCTTCGCCAGTCACTACATGATGAACGGCGGGGACATCCTCACCTTGCAGCGGGTGCTTGGACATTCAACGCTGGAAATGACTATCCGTTATGCCCACTTCAGCCCCGGCCACCTTGCGGAGGTGGTCAATTTGAACCCCCTCGCTGGCGACCGTGGACACTTTGTGGACATTACACAAAGAGACGTGGCGAAAAACCAACTCAAAAAAACCAACCAAACCCTTTTAAACAAAGGGCTTCACCCTCTTAAAAACAAAAGGAACACACGATGAGCGACCTGATTTCCTACCATCTCGAAGACGGTATCGCGACCCTGACCTTGAGCAATGGCAAGGTCAATGCCATCTCTCCGGACGTGATTGCTGCGTTT